CAACTTTCGAGCCTATCTATAAAGGAATCAAACCGATGAAAATCAGATTTATTCACAACTACAACTTTTACAGATCCACCTTTAATACGATCAAAATCAATAGAATCGAGATTTGCTCGAGAAGCATCATCTGCGTCGTTGTAATAAAATTTGTGAAATATGTTAAAGGGGTTTTGAATAAACTCAAGTTCATCTGTTTCTGTATCATAGATGTGAAATCCTCTAGGGTCATCATAATCGCTCCAAGTAATTTCATAAGGATTGCCAAGATAAGTAATGTTGCCATTAGTGCTGCGATGATGAAAATGACCAGAGCAGACAAGATCGAATTTATTAAATATTGATGGATCCATTCCATGGTCATTTGCATGACCTTTATACATCTGGAACCCAGCGAGTTCATAGTGTCCAAAGCAAACTGTAGCATCTGTCGCATCAATTGCCTCCATTGTTTGTTGATAATTATCTGCGCAAATCCATGGCGTGAATAAAATAGTTTTTTCACCGAACGATAACTCTGTTACTTCAGGATAAATCTCAATGTTATCATAATCTTTAAGGAGTAGATCGGGAGAGTTTACCTCGTTTGTGTTTTTGAAATATGTATCATGATTTCCAGGAATCATATGCATATCAATCTGCATCTGCTCAGTTTTATCAAAGAAATACTCACGACATTTTTTATATGTATTGAAGTTGATAAACTTACGTCGGTCAAAAATATCACCCAAGTGAATAATAGTTTTGATTTGCCGTTTTTCAAGTTCTGGAAAAAATGTTTGAGAATAAAACTTTTCAAAAAAGTTATCAAATGGGATTGAGTCTGACCTCGCACCGAAGTGCGTGTCAGTAATTAATGCGATTTTCATTAAGCAACCATAAATTCAGGGACATCACGTTTTGTATAACGAGCCATATCCATTTTGTAAGTGCGATAGTAATTACGATAAGCGTCAATAGAATTTTCCATCTTAACATCGTCGGGCATCGCTTGAGGCATTTTTGTCATTAAACCATCTTTAATATTATGTGGTGGCATTGACAAAATATCTTCTAGTTTTTCCTGAGTCAAATGTTTTTTACCATAACGATGAGTGTATTCCTTACAAAGTTCTAACCATAATGAATACAACCAGAGATAATTGGTAAATGTTTCGCGTGTCCATACAGCTGACGGATGATTGATATGTGATGCTTTGTAAAGAACACCATCCATATTATCATTCGGATGACGCCAGCGTTTGATGCGACGACCAGAAGAGTCATCGATATATTCTTCACCATCAAGCATACGATGGGCAGTCGACATAAGTTGGGCATACTCGATAATCATTTTGACCACATGCTTGTCAAGGTGCATTTGGGCAGCTGTTTCAAAGTTTTCGTCAAGGTAAAAAATATTCATCTCATTCTCCTAAAGACTTCACTATAATGAATATACAATACTTCTCGGGCAATGTCAAGATCTTTTTTTACATCAGGATACGCAATAATCCCATTGTTATAATCTTTTTCATATTTTGTCACTATCTCAATAGCGACCTTCAAGGGCATCTTTGATTTTTTGTCTGGCATTTTGTTGTCCAAGATCGTAAACTTCAGAAATTAAACTATAAAGATCACAGGCACTGAATTCTAAAACATCGTGAACTTCTTTATTTCCCCTCATATCTTTTCCATGAATCTCAAGTTTGTCTCTTGATTCTACAGGGATATAACGAATGTCAGTAATATGTCTCAATAGTTTCGTATAAGGATAACCCATAATTTAACCTCTCAAAATTTTTACCAATGTATTTGTTTGACTTATAGCATCGTCCAAAGCATTATGCCATTGACTTTCGCCAGATTCTGCACGCCTCACGTCAGCGTTATTGACGCCAAATAAATGTGTAACCGTTTTATAGCAATAAACATGCCAATATTTCCAAGGAATAGGATGCCCAAGTTCTAAACAAGCTGACTCTATTATCCCTAAGTCGAACTGTGCACTATTACCCCAAGTTGGGGTTGAAACGCCATACCATTCTAAAAACTCAGGGATTACTCGATCCAGTGGCTTAACATCTACAAGCAATGCCTTCAGTGCCGCTGGATTTTGTTTTGACCACCATTCCAATGTCGATTTATCGATATGTCGGTTGTGTTTCTTTGCCGTTGAAGCATCGATATTTTGATAGTAAGTGTCAATAACACCTGTTTCAATATTAAACTTTACAGCACCTATAGAAAGGATAGCTGCATTACTTCTTGTGCTAAGAGTTTCAATATCAATCATTACTTGATATTTTTTCGGATCCTCAAAATCAAATTTATAACTCATTCAACATCCTTCAACGCAGCAATTTTTTCTTTCGCCATTGCCAATGCTTCTTTATCGTCTAAGTATTTTGGTCGACGTTTCTTAACATTAGCTTTCTGATCAGCATGTTTCTCTTCAAGAGTTCCAGCTTCATCAACAGCTTTTCTAATATATGCGAGATATTCAGCGTTACCATCATTACCGTCAGCATCAGCAGACAATAACTCTTGCATATCTAAACTACCGATAAACCGTTTTTTCGTATCCATCTGCTTCTTCTCTTTTTGAATACGACGGATAAACGCATAGTAAGTAATCTGAGTAAAATATGCGAAAGGATTTTTGGATTTTTCAGGATCGAAGTTATCAATGTATGTAATACAGTTTTCAATACCATCGAGAATCATCTCATCTCGAAATGTATAATTTACAAAGTTGGATTTATATGCGAGATGATTGGCGATCTTCACCATACACTCACCAAGATATTCTGGAACACGAGGTTTCTCTACACCTTCAGCTTTAGCAGCTTGAACACGCTCACGATATTCACTGATGTGTAACAGGAATTCTTTATTGTCGACATAGTGCCGACTGTTGGGGTCTCTTCTTTTAGCCATAATATCACCATTATATAATAAAATATTTTATTTGTCAAGAGAAAAATAATTAAAAAAGTTCTTGACTATTCACTTGTTTTAGAGTTATAATCAGCATGTGCTGGGTTGATGTAAATCAATTTAGTTTATTATCTTCCTTCGCTTGAATCAATTCGAGTAAGTCTTCAGGGGTAAACTCGTCATCTTGGGACGCTTGCGTCACATCCTCACGAAAATATACTCGATTGACGACCCTTTCATATCCAGCGAGATATTCTTCTTTTAGAGCAGACATCACGGAAATACTGCTCACACTCACTTCGTAGAGAAGATCATCAGAAAGGGGAATCCACGGTTTCAACATATATTGTTCTCTTATAATATTCTCATCCAAATCACCATCCATAAGCAACTCAATCGGATATAATATTTTAATAAAATTATTTTCCTTGATATTTGCTTCTTCGCACAAACAAACAATAATAGAACCATCTATAAAACGAATAATTTTTATATTTTCAGGTTCCATTTTTATTTACCTTTATTGTTTTATATTTAAACCCTTCTTCATTATATAGCTTGATTCGCTCAACGAGATGTTCTAGGGTATAATTTCTTTTTGACTTCCAGGATAAATCGTCGCCAATATCAAAAAGATTACAGGCAACTTTATTATCTCCGAGCCTCAAACCGCGACCAATAGATTGTAGATTTCTAATGCGGCTTTTGGAAGGCGAGGCGAATACTACGTTATGAAGATTCTTTATATTTATACCTGTGGAGAAGGTTCCATATGAGGCGATAATAATTGCATTATCTGCCTTCTCAGTTAGCGCACGAATTTTTTCTCTCTGATCAGTGTCAGTTCCACCATGAACAAAATATACAGGACGGCTTTTACCAGATTTATTCTTTATCAAATCAAATAATACTGCTCCGTGTTTTTCGACGAACTGAAATAAAACCAGCGTATTGCCTTTTCGATCTACGACTAGATTACTAATCAAATTGTTGCGCCAATGGTCACGAACAAGCCAGTCAACTTCCTCTTGATACTTCATAGTTTTCATTGCTTTCTTATCTTCATCTGTATGATTTAATAAGAGGCAGGTAATATCAAGTTCAGCAACTTTGCCGTCGTCCATCAGTTCTTTTGTAGTTATAACTTTTGTGACTGGACCAAAACAACCTTCCAGAACGAGGCGATGAGTTTTTGTTCCGTCAAGTGTTCCTGTTGTTCCGAAACGCCAATGTGCGTTTGGGCATTTATTCATAATGGTTGATAATGATTTCGCTTTGAATAAGTGAGCCTCGTCACCATATACAACGTCAAACTTTTCAAACCATTTCTTAGGAAACTTATAGATTGATTGCCATGTGGATATAGTGACAGGATATTCATTTGATTTTTCTTTACCACCATAGATACGATGACAGTTTTCGCTCGCCGCCCAATCTACCTCACTAGCGTAGTCCTGGAAGTCTCCATACATCTGCTCCACGAGCGATGTCGTCGGAACTATTATAAGTTGACGCTTATTTCTCTTCTGGAAGTAACGCATAAGCGTATAGATGATAAGAGATTTACCAGAAGCAGTTGGAGATAATAAGAGAGATCGCCCACCTTGAATACCTTTACGAACTGCTTGCACTTGATAGTCACGAATATCAATAGGTTTACCGCCACTGTGTAAATGTAAATCGTCAGCAAACTTCTTTACATATTCAGCAGAAACGATATCGCCTTTAGATTCTACTTGATTGTCTACTGTATATTCAAGTTGTTTAGCGAAATCTTCAAGATATTTTATTAGACCAACAGGAAGTTCTTTATTGAACATATTGAATAGTCTGGCTTTACCGTCCCACATTCTGCTTCGGTAGCTGGGCATGAATTTCGCGCCTGGAACTTCGAACGTGAAGAAATCATTTAGTTCTTGGAGGATACCTGTATCACACTCGACATGCAAGTTTACAGCATCTTTGTATGTTACAGTTATATCCACTTACATCAAACCATTCGTAAATTTTGTCCACTCGATACCATTTTTAATATCCCATGTTCTACTATTTAGTGAGCGCATAACACGGTCTAGAAAGTCACACACAGTGCGGATGTATTCTACTTTGTTCATCTGCTCTTGGAGGTCATCGTCTGACTCGACCATTTCTTGCATATCCTGCTTTAATGGTTTATTACCGAGCCACTGATCCCATCCGAGAGCTTCGAGTTCTTGTTTTGAGAGTTCACCTCTCCAATATTGCTGCTTGATACGGCGCAACTTGAAGAAAGCTGCCTCGCTCTTACGCAATTGTAACTTGAAGTTAGAGAGGTGATTTAGATATTTGGAATGAAGTTCGGCTGTTTTGATTGTAGCTTTACCGAGTTCTAACTCGTCAATCTTGCAATCTTTCGCCCATTCATCTTGGAGTTCTTTTAATGTTATCATGTATTCATTATATAGTTAGTTAAAAGGAAAGTCAAGCAGTTTCTATTTTGAAAGTCCTGTATCGGAAACCAGCGATACCAACGAAATAATCCCCAGCACCTTGAGATATATCGAAGTCAAGACCTTCTAAACTCGTAGGGAAGGCATCAACAAATGTTATCTTAACATTAGGATTGTTATTCGAATCAAGAACAAATAAAGTCGCATCACTTACTTGAGCGATACCTTCTCTTGTATCTTTCTTAGATGTAGCAGTTCTGTATTCTTGAGATTTAATGAAGTCTGTAAACTGCTGATGATTTTCAGGAAATCCTAATCCTGTAATCCAGTTATATAGTTCTTTGTAATTAGCCATATCTTCCTGAATAAGGAATCTTATCATAAGTTCACCGAACTGAACCTTATCTCCTGGAAAGGGGATATTTGCCAGAGGTGTATTCACTTCAGGTGAGCCAATAGACATTTGAGGAATATTTGCCGCCTGACAGAAAAACGATACATTAGGAATGTTCGCAATCTGAAAGCGGAAACCATTTGGGCGCAAGAAGTCTAGTTCAGTAGGATTACTCCCTCCATCGAACTGTGCTTCTGAAACTGTTGAGATCGGATTATATGCCATAACACTATTTATAAGAGTTGCAATGTAAAAAAGAGGCGACTCTTTTGAAGCCGCCTCTTTAATAAGTGGTAGATTAACTCTACTCTTATTTTTGATTACATCAGGTTAGTAACCTTGACTGAACGATAGTATTGGTTACGGTCAGCTGTAAATGTATCAGCGTCTGTAGTACCATCTGATTGTGTTACGAATGGGTTAGCGATCATGCCGTAACGAGTCTTAAAGCCGATTTTTGGCTGGAAGGTCGTTGGGTCAATTGCGCGAACTTGCTGCAACGGAACATATGGGCAATAGAACAGACCTGCGTCATAAGCAGATGTACCTTTATAACCAACAACATAGAACTGAGAAGCAGCACCAGTGTTTGCACTGTACGGATCGATGTATACACGATAGCGACCGTTCAGAACACCAGCAAAGGTGTTACCTGTATCATCGACGTTCAGGTCGGTGTTAAGAGCTGGAGCATAATCCAGAACACCAGCCATTGACAGAGCAGAAGCAACGTCAGAAGAACATACGATGAAGTTACCTTTACCGCGACGAGTGTCTTGAGCAATTACGTTGGCATCGCGTTCGATGTTGAACAGCAAGCCTTTGAAACGCTCAACTGACCAACGACCGTTTGAGTCAACGTCAAGGTCAAATTCGCCTGCAGTTGCTGTAGAGGCAGAACCTGTTTTAGCAACTTTGTAGATTGTGCGGATAACTTCGCGGTTGATTTCAGCAAGAATTTCTTGTGAAAGAATATTTGACAATTCGCTTTCAGCGTCAAGACCGTGAATTGCTTTCAAGTCTTGGGCTAGTTCGATTGTGTA